ATGCGAACATTGTAACAGTCAGCCTTGACTGTATAGTTGTTCGATGGGTCAACATCACCCTTCCGTAAGAAGGTAGCTTTATCGAAGTAGTCCTGCTTTGTCAACACCCCAAGAAACCACCCCACAGAGAAATCGTTCAGCACACGAACAAATGCGTATGCGTCACAGTCCTGCTTCGTGTTGAACTTGGCAATGCTGCACTCGTAATGCGGCAGAGGCTTGACGGATGTTTGCTTTGTCTTCACGTCCACCCGCGTGTCCCCAACCTTCATGTCATAGTCGTAAGTATTCTCCCACTCACCCCCAAGGACTGAAAGGGCTAACTGTTCGCCTATAAAGCCGGACATATTGCCTTTCCCCTTGAGGATGGAGTTATGTAGCTTACCCATCTCTACGGCCTTCTCACGAGCCTTGATGAGCATTTCGTCTGTTATCTGTACTTCTATCATATCGATGTATACCTCGCTGTTTGATATTCCAATTCACAATCGGCCACGCCATGCCAGCCTGACAGCTTGTTCTTGACGACGTTCAGATGCCGCTGTGGGTCTTCTTCGATCTGCGACGAAGTGTCGCCGCTGGTCATTGGGTTCTTTGCAATCATAATCATGAGGTCAGCTTCTGCTGCTTTGCCGGTACGGGAGCCTTCCATCATGGACTGATTGAGAAGAACCTTGCCCTCTGCCTCTGCCGATAGTTGCGACATATAGAATACAACGCAGTCGTACTCCTTTGCAATCATACGTGCGTGGATAGCATTGGCCTTGAGAGCCTCGTCAGTACGTGCGAACCCACCTGTCGTAGCGAACTTGTCGCCCATATCCAAAAGGACGATATCGGGCTTGTAAGACTTACACACCGACTCAACCCACGCCATGTTCCTGCCGGTAACATCCTTGATCTTGATGCGTTCTTTGACAGGGGCATAGAGGTCACGGGCCTTGCCGGGATTGTCCTTGATCTGCCGCATCGTCATGCCCGTAGCCGCTGTGAGATATCGCGCACCCACACGGTGATATCCCTCTTCGTTACAGAGGATGATGCAGTTAGCACCTTGATGTGCAAAGCCGCCCGGTGCCGCAATCAAGCTGGCATGGAATGATGTCTTTCCGGTGTTGGGACGTGCGCCAATCTCAACAAGGTGACCGCCATTGACCCCCTCAACCTGACGACACAACGATGCAATGTTGAATGTCCAACGTGCCTCAAGGTCAGCCTTGCTCATGAGGGTCTCAAGTTCAATGTCTTCCCACTCAACATTCAAGTTGGGCGTGAAGTCATCCCCGTACTGCTCCAACAACATGCGAAGCGGCTCAAGACTCGTCTTGTCACCATTGACATAATCGAAGCCCAGATTGGCGATGTCCTCACCAATGACCTGCTGGAACAGCTTGGACAGCACCTCCTGCGCAATGTCATTGCCCATCGGCTTCTCATTCTTGATCTGCTTGAACAAGGAAGAGAAAGCAGTCTTCTGTGCAGTAGTGAGTGTAGGATTGTTCGACATGAACAATGCCTCAATCTCATCGGGCAACACGGTACGTTCATACTTATCCATAGCCACATCGATAGTGGCTTTGATCTTACGAACATCCTTGCTGAACAGTCGGTCAGGACACTTTGCGCCACGATGGTCATCGTAGAACTCTTTGTCCATCAGGCTACGTATTAGTGATAGTTCCATATTCCGCTCCTATGTTGGTCAATCTTTCGATGTCTGTTGGGTTACGATACTTCAAATCGTCTGTCAAGCGGAGGACACGTACGTCTTTCACATGCCCTCGTAGTTCTTTGGCAGCGGCCAAAGTCTTGGGAAGTGCATCGGGGTCTAATGCGATAACGGCTGTTGAGAACTGCGAGAGATACCTCTTGTGCGATTCTTGCAATGACGTACCCAACACAGCGACCCCAACGAATACATCACCACCAACAACGGCGGCACTCAGACAGTCCTCAACAACCACAGCTACAGTACCATGACCGTAGCTGTATGGCAAGCCACTTTTTCCGTACCGACGCCATTTAGGTAGACGCTTACCCAATGACCGGCCAGTGGCATCAACAATACGGCCTTCATGCACAATAGGAAATACTATGCGGTTCTCCTTCACATCGTACAACAGACCAAGTTCTTCTGCGTCCAAACCATATAACTCCATAGCAATCTCAGCCACATCATAGTTACGAGACACTATGTACTCAGGCATCACGAATGTATCCTGCGCAGCAAATTCATCGGCACCGGAGAATCCCTGACGAATATCATCAGCAGATAGATGCACACGAGTACCACCTTTTACAGAACAAGAAGCCTTGTAACAGTTCCACAAGAGAGAACCCATGTTGTTTGTCACTGTGAATGTCTTATGACCACCACAGTTAGGACAATTCATTCTCCGTGTCTCTCCATTAGGGATATCTAATTCACTTACAGTGTTATATATATTATTCATGTATATCCTCTTTCTCTGCGGCACTTGAAATGCTTTTAGCATGACGATTTCGTTCCGTCAATGCGTAATTTGCACTCGTCAGTGTATTTTTCAGGTACGGCTTCACCGAAGCGGGATTAGCATGTCCTGTAACCGACATAATCTGTGCCAATCCGACACCAGCCTCTACCATTTCTGTTGTGCCAGTTCGTCGAAGGTCAGATAGACGCAGTTCTTTGGACAGACCAGCATCATCCATGATCTTTCGTGCAAAGCGCGGCAACTTGTGCAAAGAATAAGGCCTGTATTCACCTTGTATGGGATATGGACGTGGTGCAACGTAGGGTTGAAATCCAAATTCGCTCTCTTGCTGCGTCAACATGTCACATAGATCATCAGAGATGGGTAGGTGTACGTCTGCACGACGCTTAGATTGCTCTATCATCACTGTTTGCGAAGCAAAATCAATGTTGCTCCATTGTAACACACGCATGTCACCTAACCGCTGGCACCATTCGTACGCCATCTGTGCAATCAACCCGATGTTACGGGTGCTAAAATCGCTGTACGCGGCGTCTAGGAACTTAATGACATCTTCCCTACTCCAAACCGTCTTGCGCCGCTCTACGGGCCTCTTACGGATGTTTGCGAAGGGATTCAGGATACACAGTTCCTCACGCAGACCGTGGTTGAACACAACCCTAGTCACAGACATGATATGGTTTGCCATCTGCACACCTTTGTCGCACCACTGGTTGTATGCAGTTTTTGCTACACGTGTGGTAGCTTGTGACAAAGTGTGTCGGCGGAGGGATTTCCCCTCCACCTTTGTGTCAAGCATGACGGTCAGAAAGTATTCATACTGTTTCTTACTTTCGTCGCGTAACTTGCTGTAATCAAACGATTTATAGTAATCGTCTACAAGTTCTTGTAAGAGCATTTTGTCAATGATTGACATTATTGTCTCCTATCAAACAGGGCAAGTGCAGTGTCCACTAGCGTGTCGTGCCACAGCAGTTTCTCTTTGAAGTGGTCAGGTATACGCCTGTGACCATACTTAGCACCAGCGATCATACCAGCAACGGCACCCACAGTGTCGCTGTCGTGACCTCTGTTGATTGCTTCGATGACACAATCCTCAAAGTTGTCAGTAGTTTGGAACGCCCACATAGCACACTGGTACGTCTCGACAACGTAGCCGCCCGACATAACACGAGACCTGTCAAAGTCAACTGGCAGCTTCTTGTGTTGATATTTTGACAGTGCATTGCCATACCACAGTTCTTCGGCAAACATACGGCTATATTCAACACACTCAGGATGAGCATGTGTGAGCAATGTCTGCTGCACAGCCAGTTCGATAGCACGAGACGGCGTTTTGGATGCAATAATGACAGGTGCCATACGCATCAACGCACCATTACCCGCACTCTTTGGCGTATCTACGCCACAATACGGCGTGTTTGAACCACTCATCCAATCACTCAACGCTCTCTGCGTTGTGCCACCAATGTCGAAGCATACGCCACGCGGGATGTGCTTGCCGTCGCGATACCACTCAACAAACTTACGCATGACGCCACGCGCATCGAATCTGCCCTCTGTTTCTACAAGAGAACGAGCCATAGCCAAAGCCATAGCCGTGTCGTCAGTCCATTCGCCAAGCGACATGTCGTGTACACCACCCGTCGCGAAACGGGTGATGTAGTCAGGTTTGATTCGGGCTTCGGTGAACTCCAGAGGTGCGCCAAGAGCGTCACCTACTGCGAGTCCAACCATCATGCCCACAGCGGACTCTCGCGTAATCATGCGGCCACCAGAGAGCGGAACTCAGGGGTGCTGATCCACTTGGAAACTTCCTGCTCACGGAGCCACATGGTCTGTGCCGCAGTATCGTTGCCAGTGTTACGCAGAGCGAAGCCATTATCGTTGTTGTGGCTAGAGTAGTTAGTGAAGGCAGAGTACAAGGCCCACACATTCTTGCCACGCTGATACGCTTCTTTGTTGTACAGGTTGAACATCTTGTCCGCCTTGCTGTCCGTCTTGATGATGCTCTTTAGCAGATCACGCACGTTGACACCGCCAAGACCAATTTCTGCCCAATGCTGGAACTTGTCAGCGGAGGTATAGAACATGGTAACAGACTCGTTCAACTCCTTGATAAACAAGGACATATCGAAGCCGGAGGTGTTCTTACGACGTACCTTATCCCAATCACCCAAGATGAGTCCATTGGTGCAGAAGAAGTCAATAGCACCGAAGAACACCATATTGGAACACGAACCGTCGATACCGTGCAACGCAATGATACGCGGCGCGATAGTAGTCCGGTGCGCGTCAGATACGACAGGGGCAGTAATCTCAGGCAGAGTCATGTCCATCATGGCCCACGCATTGTTACGCGCCGTGCGCCACTTAATGTTCATGTTGTCACATGCGTCGTTGCCAAGTTGCTCAGTCATGGTGTCATGAACACCCATGAAGAAGTCGGAATGGCTGGCGCAACGGAACGAATCGCCAACAACACCAAGATAGTCTTTGGTCTCGCCGTTGATGACATACTTTTTGCCCTGAAACTTCGTAGGCTCAAACTCCACGTCAAAGCGCAGGTGGTCAGGGATGAGGTCTTCTGCTGTAAAATCCAAAGGCATGATTTGTCTCCTTTCATAGCCAAGTGATACCCTGTTATACAAAAAACAGGTCAGGTTGTCAAGTCAGTCCCAGCGATAAAATACATGGTCACCTATTTGTACCACTGGAGTCTTCGTCTCTGCCCATTCGGGCAGGACATAGGTTGCGTGGTAGTGCGTAGCACCCTCCACAAAGTCGTCAAGATTGCCCGTGTGTACGCCTTGGGCAATCGTCAGGGCTTGTTGCCAAGCACCCTCATCAGGCGTCTTATCTGATTTGCCGTCACAATACCAGCTAAACTGACAGCGGTGACGGACAGGGAAGTCTGGCTTCCATGAATATGTCGGGCCTTGCATGACCACACCACACACATCATCAGGATACCTGTCATCACCCACGCGGTTCATCACCACTTGGGCCACCGCAACCTGCCCAATGAAGGGCTGGTCACGGGCCTCGTGATACACGTTGAGTGCTAGGCATACAAGTGCTTCCGCAAACATTAGTCGTCATCCTCTTCTGCCAGCACCCAATCTGCGTAGGTCATCCGTCGTCCATCCTCGTCCTCTTTGGGTACAAACTTGAGGATGCGATGCAGGTCACAGTATAGACTCTCCAACTTGCCCACATCGGACATCCAGATATCCTGACAATCCCAGATAGTCTGCAGGATAGTCTTCAGGTCATTGTGTGCTTTGAGTAAAGCCAGTCTGTCGTCATGTGCAATGTTCATTGTCATTCTCCTTTCAGTCGCAGGATTCAAGGCGGGTGAGTAAAGCTACCCACACATGCCGCTTCTCGTCATAGAAGGCAGGGCCATCCATTCGGGTGTCATACTCCGACGGATGATAGCGACGGTAATAGTCCTCAACCTTGTGGTCAAGGATGTCAGGGTCACGGTGTGTTATTTCAACTATGATTTTCTTAATCGTATATACTTTCCTGCCAATCTG